AATTGAACTCCGTGAGCCAAAAGTGCAAGACATCATCAACGCCCAAAGAAGTAGTGGAGCGAATGATGGTGCAAGTTATGAAGCAGCCTTAATCGCTGAAATCACTACCTTTGATGGTAAAAAAATGCAGTATGAAGATATACTGGATATGGATATGGATTTTTTTTTCAAATTAAAAGACGCTATGATGGACGGAGCTTTGAGCAACTTGGTAAAACAGTTATTCTCTTCAGCCACCGAAGCGGATTTAGCCCAGAAACCATCTTAGGCTGGACAGTAGCAGAATTTATCTACTGGCTAGAAGTTTGGAGTGAGATTAGCAGCGAGAGTTGATAGATTTTGGAGATTTTGGGGATTTTGAGAAGATTTGCACTAAAAAATTAAGCCCAAAAACAATTCCACCAAAAACATATAAAAAAACTCTAATTATGCCCGAAACAAAATATATAATAGGCGTAGCGAGCATAGTGAGGACAAAGCCTATAATAAGTATGGAGCAAATGGAATTTAATAAGGTATCAAACATAATGGATAAATGTAACGCAAAGATAATAAAAAAATAATGGATGCAAGTTTTAAATTAGGGTTGATTCTCTCTGCAGTAAATAATACAGACTACGCCTTCAGTAGTATGAAAAAGAGTTTGAGAAATGTAACTGTAGAAAATAGCAAACTAAGATTTGATGCTGCCAAAGAAGATTTATTTAATATAAATAATCTAGTCGGGGTAGGTATGGTAAAGGGCTTCTTAGATGCAGGAATGCAACTAGAAAAAACCAAAACCGCCTTCAAAGTATTTCTCGGCGATACCGAAAAAGCTAATGAAGCCGTAGCTAGACTTAATAAATTTGCAGACCTTACGCCATTTAGCAACGATGAAATTTTAAAAGCTGGCAAAGCCTTACTGCCTTACTATGACAATATAAACGATATAGAAAAAAGGCTAAGAATGATAGGCGATTTGTCGGCAGGATTTGAAATGCCGATAGATGAGTTTGCTAAGTTCTACGGCTCTATGAAAGGTAGAGATGTGTTGATGGGTGATGAACTCAAAATGCTAGAATCCAAAAACTTGGTAAAACCCTTCGCCGATATGCTGGGCATATCTGTAGGAGAGCTAAGAAAACATGCCAGTGAGGGAAAAATCCATTTTTCGGATATGGAAAAACTATTTGAATCCCTAACCCAAAAAGGCGGCAAATTCTATGGCATGACGGAAGCCCAAGCAGAAACTGCATCGGGAAAACTATCTACTGCTATGGGAAGTCTAAAGTCTTCCTTGGCACAAAGCGCCGAAACGATTATGCCTGTAATGGCTGATATTACAAATTCTATTATCCCTACGATCAATAATTTCGCAAAGCTGGTCAACGAAAACAAAGAAGTAACGAAATCTATTGTAGGTTTGTCTCTGGGTATGTATGCAGGTAACTTGGCGTTTAAAGTATTTAATCTAGGGCTTACTTCTAGTGTTTTGGGTTACGCTAAATTGATTAACGTAGTCAATCAATACCAAAATCTCCAAAAAGCACAGCACGCCTTAAAAATAGCCGCCGCTATGGGCAATCAAATAGAAGCCACCAAAAATCTCGCCATAGCCACCCAAGAAGCTGGAATGGCAGCAAAAATATTTAATATGATCACCAGAGCAAATCCATACATCCTTGCAGCTACTGCTTTGGTTACACTTGGTGCTGCCCTATACACCTATAGTAGATACACTTCTATAGCATCTATCAGCCAAAGAACCCTCAACGATATCAACGAAGAAGCCATTTCTAAAATGAGTAGCGAAAAAACAGAAATGTATCAGCTATTTGAAGAAATGAAAAAAACCAATGCTGGATCCCAGGAGCGAATAAACCTAGTAAACAAAGCCCAAGCCCAATACCCAGAATACCTCAAAGGCATGAAGCTAGAAAGCCAAAACGCCAACGAACTCGCCGCTAGCTACCGAAATGCCACCCAAGCCATGGAAGACAAAGTAAAAGCAGAAGTAGCTATGAGCTATTACAAAAAAGACCTGGAAGAACTCAATAAATTGCAATACGAAAAAGAACAGAAACTCACTCAAATAGACTCAGGGCAGAATGATTTTGCCGCTGCAATGGGCGGCGGCAGGGAACAATTAAAGAAAAATGTAACTGAACGCTACGATAGAGATATCGCCAAACAAGATGCTGTAACCAAACAAACGAAAGCTATCTATGATAAATTTATGCAAGGCACTAATAAAACCAACAACCCTCCAGCCACCACCGAAGTGAATGTCTATGTAGGAAATGAAAAACTTCCCGCCCATATAGTACAACAACAAAGAATTAAAGATAGAACTAAAATTAATTAAAAAAGGTGGATAAAAGAGATTATTTTCAATATGGTAAACTAAAACTGCCCGTCATGGGTGGACTAGAGAGCTTTCACTCTGATAGAGGCTATGACTGGGCGGAGTACGCTATAGCTACTGGAGCAAAATTGCATAAACCTATGGGTAAACAAAATAATCAAATTAGCCTTTCTATAAGCCTAAAGAGATATTTGGGCGATAATATTTTGGAGATTATAGAAAATTTATCCAATATGATGAATACGCCCCAAGGGTATGATCTCATTTTCATTTCAGGCGTATATCAAGGCAAATATTTCATTCAATCGATTAGTGATGAGATCAAAAGTACGCTTCCCAATGGCGAAATTCTTGAGTATCAATGCAGAATTAATCTCATGCAATACATAGATAGAGAATTAATCACTACCTATACCCAATCGCTCACCCCACTAGAAACCATAGCCATAGGAAATGAACTAAAACCCAATATAGTCAGTCAAACACAACAAATAAACTATGTCAATGCAGAAATGATAAACCCCAATATCGCAGCAGATAAAAAAAATATAGGCGATAGGTTAGGCGATGCCATCAAATCCGCCAACCAAACCGCTCAAGAAGTTGAAGACAAAATGGGTGCTGCTGAGCAGGAAATCAAAAATTATCTCACAGGTAGATATAGTGTGCCTGTAGATAGAGCCCTCAAACTCATGGATAGTCTCGGCATAGACACTGACTGGCTCTATACCGCTACAGGCAATATGATGAGCAGTATTTCGATAAATACGGAATTAATCAAAGAATATAGAGCCATGTATAACCAAAATTTTGTATTGTAATGACCTACTACGAACATATTTATAGAGAATTTGACCGATGGGATTTGCTGGCTTTTCATTACTGGGGAGATACTAACCTTGCACCCTATATCGTATTGGACAATCCGCATCTATCTATCTTAGACAGCCCACAAATTGGAACTATTATATACATTAGAACCACGAAACCTACTGTAGAAAGCCCAAACATTAATTTAACCATACCATTTTGGAAACAATAAGTATGTATCAGATATTATATAATGCAAAAAATGTCACAAAAAACTTTGAGCCGCTATTAATCAGCTTGGAGTACAAAGATACCCTGAGAGGCTATGCAGGAGATATATGTATAGAGTTAGCAGACCACGATAGGAAGTTTATGGGAGAATGGCGGCCCACAGTAAATGATGATTTGGAAATATCTATTCACAATCAAAAAATTGGTAAATTTTGGATAGATGAAGTAAATCATAGAGGCAGTAGAAATGGATTTTTTACAACGCTAAGGGCCTTGAGTTTGAGAAATGAAATTCTCAACCAAACCAAGAACAAAACAGGAAACAACCAAGTCTCTTTGTCAGATTTGGCTCAAAAATTAGCCAAAGAACTAAATCTTACTTTGCTAGGCAATCCCAAAGGTATCATTTACGACAATTCCAATCAAAGTAATTTAGGATTTCTCTATGCCCAAGCCCAAAAAAACGGCTATATCCTCAAAATAGACTCCGGAAAAATGGTGTTTACCAAATTTGAAGATATACAAAATTCCAAAGCCTTGAATATTTCTTTATTAGACTGTATATCTTATACCATTAATGACAAAGCCCATGGTAAATACGCAAGCTGTGAATGCAGGCATTATGACCCGGAAACACAAAAATTATATTTTGGTGAATTTCACTCCAATACCTATAATGGAGCAAAAGCAGTAATTTGGGAAAAAGTTAGCTCCAATAATGAAGCTGCACAAAGAGCCAAAGACTGGCTTATCGAAAAATCAAAACAGGCCGCAGATGTAGAATTAGATTTAGTAGGTGATATTAGATTATTTGCAGGAGCTCACATTCAACTCACCAACGCCAATAGCTATAATACAAACTATACCATAGAAGAAGCTACGCACAGAATAGATAGAAACGGATATTTCACCAGTATAAAACTCATAAGATTATGATGGTATTTGGTTATTTAAAAGAATTTAATGACTATAAAGCTACGGTATGGGTAGAATCTCATCAAGCAAATTATGAATGTTATGTAATTCAGCCTATCTCTGGAGAAAATAAAATCGTTTTTCCTTTTTCAGAAGGCGACCAAGTGGCTATTTTGATTCAAGAAAATGGCGAAAATGCTATCATGGGAGGTATATACAGCAATCAAAATCCATTTCCCAATGAAGTAAAAGGGCATACCATTTATCTAAATTCAAAAGAGGCTACAGTTTTGAGGGCTAAAAACTTCGATATAGCCAATGATGATAATATAAGTCTCTTGTCTATTTTGGAAGATTTGATCGCTGAAGTGATGAAAATAGTAGTGCTTCAAGGTGTTAGCCCTAATAAGGGAGCATTATTAAACATAAAAACCAAGTTGAAAAAATTATTAATCTAAAAATAAAATCTATGCTAAACCAAGATCGATTAAAAACCAAAATATTTCAAGCTCTAGAAAATCAAAGCCCAAATAACCAAGACAAATCCGATGACAATGAGAGTTTAAAAGCTCAAAGGTTATCCTTTGCAGAAGAGTTAGCTCAAGCCATCATAGCTGAAATAAAAGAATTACAAATAACCTACCAAAAAGGTTTAACTAGTCCTTCTGGTCCCGTAGCAGGAAATTTTACTTATCAATTAAACTAATTAAAATATGTCAGAGTTCATCTTTACCAAGCCTAATCCAAGTCAAATTATTTCGGAAATTATAACCGAATATGAGCGACTATCAAATAAAACACTTTACCCAGCAGATGTAGAAAGAATATTTGTAGATATATTGGCGTATATGGAGCAAGGCGTATATGCTAAAATAGAACTGGCCACTAGGCAAAACTTTGTACAATTTGCTTCTGGAATTGCTTTGGATTATCATGGCGAATTTCTAGGTGTAGATAGAGAATTAAACGAAAATGATGAAACATTTAGGTCTAGAATTTTGAATGAAAATAGATTTATTTCGCTTGGTACAAGAAATTTTTACGCTTATAAGATCAAATCTTTGGTGTTTGTGAGCGATGTAAAATTTTTCACTAAACAAGAAATAAGTTCTTTGCCACCAGGATTGATTCAGGTTTGTGTTTTAACCAAAAATTCAACTTCATCAGGCAATAATTATGGAAGTGAAATTATTAGTGCTATACAGCAAAATGAAATACTTCAGGTAGTCAATGATCACAAAAACAACTTAATAGGGGATTGGTTTGAGTTTGTATCGGCGGAACCTTTGTCTATAAATGGAAGTATTAAAGTTAGAAAAAAAATTGGGATAGATGCCATTCAGCTAAAATCTTCTTTAGAGTCTATTGTGGAAAACTATTTTAATTCTTTATCATTAAATTTTGATGCAAATTTTGCAGGAAATGATTTGCAGCGATTAATAGTTGGAGATACTAATGTATTGGATATAATGAGCTTTGAGTTTTTAAATTTGCCAATAAAACAAACCAAGAACTTCGTTAAAAAAGGAAATATAAATATAGAGGTATTATGAAAGCTGCAATTCCTTATGCGATAACAAATAATCAGTTAGATTTATTCTATAGCATTTTAATTAATAGAGTTAAGGCTTATAAAATAAAAGAACTAATATCTAATATGTATCAAGAAGTGGATTATAATAAGTTGAATTTGATGTTATCTCCATT